TACATTGTCTTCTATAAGTGCGTATTTCATTATGATACCTTTTCTATAATTACTTCTGTATATATTTGAGTTTGTCCATCTGTAGCATAATCACCAAACCCATAAACTGTCCTTGCATTTATTGTATAGTGTCTTATCTCAAATACTTTAGTACCTGATATAGTAAATCTTCCTCTAATTCTAGATTGAGTTGTAGTGTTCGCAGCCTCTACTATTGAGCTTTGTCCTAATAATGCTATTGCACTATCAGTTACATTATATAAATGTGCTCTATGTCTTCCGACCTCATTTGCAGGTGCAGAAGCATCTAAAAAATAAGTTCCTGCAGGAAGTGTAATTTGATTTGAGCCAAGACTAGAACTTGTTATTTCATTAGTAACGACTGTGTTCAAATCTCTAGTCGCTGTTGTATTCGAAGAAGCTCCACCACCAGAAGTAGTGCTACCTTTTTCATCTCTTACATGCAAAATTTGTGTTGCAGATATATCAGATGTTAGAGCAACTGTGCCTGTACTCGCAGGAATTGTGAGAGTGTTAGTTCCTGCAGCAGCAGGTACATCTACTGTTACTTGCCCACTTGTACTACCTTTAATTACTAATGCCATTAATCTGCATCCTCTATTGTGTTACCTGCTTTTACCCATTCTTGTATTGCTTGATAATGTAAATTTTCTGTATCTATTGGTACAAAACATTCAGCACCATCTATTGTTGCTTTAATATTGTCTTGTTTGCCTAATTCATTGTTCATGTATTTAGCTTTTGTAACAGTCATAGTTCTGCCTCTGCTTTGAAATTAAAATAAAGAAATACACTATTGTTGTTACTAGCTGCTCTTAATCTGCAACCCATATCAGAAATACCACCATATACTGCTGATGTGCTTGTTCCTGATGCGTCCTCTGCTAGAGTAGTCATAGTAGGTGCTGCCCTCATAGTTGTTGGGTGAGACCAAGATTGAATTATTTTATTATCAAACCCACCACCAACAATTCCTAACTGGTTTGAAGAATCTCCACCATTATAATAATACCTCTGGCATCTACCTAGAGTTGTTGTTCTATCTTCGAACTGAAATGGTGGTATGCTGTTGCTATCAAATGTTCCTACTTCTAATTGTAAACCTGTAATAAATAATTCGTTTGATGTGCTACTTCCTATAAATGCTGTTTGTCCTGCTGCAAAGTTTGCTGTAGTTGAAGATTCCCATGCACTTGGTAATGTGCCTGATGTAAATTGACTACCAACGCCTAGAAAAAATTGTATTCTAAAACTATCGCCATTGTCATTTCCTAATGCACCTGTGGTATCTGCTGCAAAACTTAATACTTTTTTCTCCCAAGTATTTGCAGATGATATTGTTACTAAAGATCCAATTCTTCTGCTGTTATCTTCGTCTACAAGATTAACTGTAAAATTTCCTGTAAGGTTTGATTTAATCCAAAATGCTAAAGTAAATGTTTCTGCATTAGAAGTTCCTTTTTTAAATACTTGAAAATTTTGACCTTCACACCTTTGCTCAAAAGTAAATAAGTCTCCTGACGCAGGACTAGCATCTGCTGTCGTACAGTCTATTTTGAATGAATTTGCAAAACCATATCCTGTTGGTACATCTGTGCTTTGAGATATAGTATATGCACCATAACTACTGATATTTGTTCTCCACCTATCACAAGCAAAATATGAATCTGTACTTGCACTAGATGTGCTTGTACCTCTTTGAGCTATAGCCATATCACCATTTACAATTAATGGAGTAGCAGTCTTACGATCTAAAGCTACTGTATTATCTGATACTGTACCATGTAATGTTAATGCCATAATTTATCCTTTAGGGTATTTGTCTTTGACTGCTTTAATTGTTGCTTTCCAACCATCAACACCATTGTGATAGATGTCATCTAGTTGTGCTTGAATACTTGGATATTCTTTTGCTCTTTTGTGTTGATATTCTTTTGCTTCATACTGAGTTGTTAGTTGTGCTAACTTAGTATTTATTTCACTTTCACTTGGTTTTGCATTTTCTGTATCGTTCCATTCTATCGTAGAATAATCAGTTCCTTTTATTGAAAAAGATGATGTTGGTCTTAGTGATACTATTGCATCTGTAAAGTCAGGTTTCTTATTAAAATCCATAATATCCTCTATGTACTAATTGTTGTGTTATTACCATCTAATTCTATTGCATAAAAATATGATGCTGATACACCATGTGAAACATCACTACTATTAGAGGAATGCCAAGCCCTATTCAAATACCATGTGCTTTGGCTTTCAATTTCTATTTGTACTCTGTATGTTAGTGAGCTTGTTGAACTCGGAGACAATATCGTACTACCTGCAAAAGTTGCTGAACGATTACCATTAGATGACATACCTTTAAATGACACTCTTGGTCTATTTGTATTCGAGCTTGGTGCATCACCTATGCCAACATCAGAGCCATCTTGTGTAAATTTAAAAGCAAACCCTGTTCCGTTTGTTGCTACACTACCTGTTGTTAGTAATAATATTTTATTAGATGTAGATGCAGGGGTTATTGATACTTCTAAACCTGTGTTAGAAAATGCACCTGAACCACTTACCTCTGCTGTAATTTCATCTGCTGCAATCTTAACAATAGTTCCACTTGCTCCAACAAAAGAGTTTGCTGTAAGATTACCACTAGCGTCCATCGACATTTTAGTAACACCATTAGACTGAAAATCTATAGCACCTGAAGTATCTGATACAAACTTTAATCCGTTTGATGTATCTGCATTAATCTTAACTGTCATAGTATTACTAACCTCTCTCCTGACGGAATAGTTACTGTTACTCCTGAATTAATTGTTAATGGTCCAACACACATAGCTGATTTATTAGTAGATAAAGTATAGTTGGTTGTAACAACTCTTTCGTTTTCTTGGAATACTTCATCTCCACCTGCTCCAGTAGCACCACCACCTGCTCCACCGATTGCACCCCAAGCACTACCATTGTAGCCCTCAAATCCTGTTGTTGTTGTGTTAAATCTAAACATACCAGTTGCAGGTGAGCCATCTCGTTGAGCTGTCGTACCTACAGGTATCTCAGCACTTCCTGTACTAGCAGTTTCTATAACCACACCTGTAAGTGATGAGCCTGATCCTGAAAATACTGTTGCTCCTAATGTGCCTGAACTAGAATTAAATGTCAGATTACTTCCTGACTTAGGTGCAAGGTCTCCAGTAGCTGCTGTTGAAAATAAAGGAAAACAAGTTGTATCAGATGATTCATCTGCCACAGTTACTGCTGTTGCTATAGCTGCCGTTCCTGATGTGTTCTGATTACCTGCTGAATTTACTCCAGGTAAATCAATATTTCCTGTACCATCAAAAGATACTCCACCTATATTTCTTGCAGTCTCAAGAGCCGTAGCAGTCGCTGCGTTCCCTGTGCATGAGCCTGAACTTCCTGAAGTATTACCAGTTACATTTCCTGTAATATTTCCCTCAAATGTAGCAACTAATGTGCCTGTAGCATAACCTGTACCACTTGTATTTACTGTTGTGGTAGGCTCTACTTGTAAATCTTTAAATAATTTATATTTGCCTGAATCGTTAGCATCTCTAAATAATCCAGAATATAAATCTTGTGAACCTGATGTATCGTATAGTCCATAAAAACCTATATCAAGACTATCAGAAGAACTATTGTTTTTTGCTAGTTTTATTAATGGATCTTCGACTTCTAAATTTGTTGTGTCTACGCTTGTTGTTGTGCCGTTTACAGTCAGGTTTCCTGCAATCGTTACATTGTCAGGCAATCCAACAGTTACAGTTGCAGTTTCACTTCCTGAACCTGATACCTCAATTTCATTGGTTGTGCCACTTATAGTCGATACATAGTTTCCTGTTGTGTCTGTACCAAGTGCAATACTGTTAGCTCCTATGGTTGTCGAAAGACTAATATTGCCTGTTCCGTCAAACGATACGCCAGAAGCTGTAACATCTCCTGTAAGAGAAATTTCTCTGCCTGTAGCTAAAGCTGTAGCAGTTGCTGCATTTCCAGTACAAGAACCTGATGAGCCACTTGTGTTCCCAGTAACATTTCCTGTTAAATTACCAACAAAACTTGTAGCTGTTAATGCTCCTGAACTAGAATTAAAAGCAAGATTGCTCCCTGATTTCGGTGCTAAGTCGCCTGTAGCTGCCGTAACAAATAATGGAAAGCATGTGGTATCACTACTTTCATCTGCTACTGTAATTGTTGTAGGCACATAAGTTGATGATGCTTTACCATCTAATTGTGTTTGTATTGCAGAACTTACGCCATCTAAGTAACCAATCTCTGTTGATGTAACTGCTGATACTGATACATCGCCACTACCATCAGAAACCAATGCTCTTGATGCAGTTAAATCTGCCATTTTAGAAAACGCTATAGCAGCACTAGAATTAACATCTGCGTTTACTATAACGCCACTTCCTATAGCAGCAGTACCTGTCGTGCCTATAGAGATATCACCTGATATAACTACAGGATTAAAATTCGTTCCATCAGCAATTAAAGCAGCACCACTTGTGTTAGTTCCCATAGTCAGATCATCGCCTGATATGGTTAAATCGCCACCAATAGTTGTATTACCTGATACTGTTAATGTTCCAGATGTTGTTAAACTGGTAGCTGTAACAGCAGGTAA